TACCCGCATAAACCACTAGCTTCGGCTAGTCTACTTTAACGGCCCCCAACGGAGACTATATGGCTAAGTACAGAAACGCCTATCGGGATGAAACCGATCAGGCGACAGAAGAGGTGCAAGCGGCACCTACAAAAAGCGCACCAACACCCCCAGCGAATGCTGATGAAGAAAGTTTTAAGAAACGCTACGGTGACCTTCGCCGTCATATGCAACAGCAAATGGCGCAACGTGACCAAGAGATTAGTCAAATGCAAGCGCAACTTAGTGATGCGACACGCGGACAGATTAAATTTCCTAAGTCTGAAGAAGAAGTCGAGGCGTGGTCTGCTAAGTACCCGGATGTTGCTAAGATCATCGACACAATCGCCCAGAAGCGAATTAAAGAAGTCTATGATGAAGCAAAGGTAGAAATTCGAGATATTAAGAAGCAACAGGATAGCGTCAAGGCTGAAAAAGCTATGATGGAGCTACATAAGTTGCATCCTGATTTCGATAAGATCCGGGCCCAGAAAGGATTTCACGATTGGGTAGCTGAACAACCTAAGTATATTCAGGATTCCCTCTATCGTAACAACCAAGATGCCAAGGCGGCGGCTAGAGCAATTGATCTCTACAAGTCCGACAAAGGTATCCGAAAAGTAAGAACTAAGAACTCCAGTGCCGCCGCTCAGGCCATTGGAAGAAGTGGAGTAGCCGCACCAACTAGCGGTAAGTCCATGTTCACAGAAAGTCAGGTACAGAACATGAGTCCAGCCGAGTACGAAAAAAACGAAGCTAAAATCATGGAATCAATCAGTAAAGGGCTGTTTGAGTATGATGTAACTGGTGGAGCGCGTTAAACCACTTGCTAAGACCTTAGTTAATGTGGTATAACAACCTTAACAAACTGAGCCGAAAACTATGTATTTCTGAAGTCTAACTTTAGTTATACATACTTCCTACCTCACCCTTCCCTTAAATTTCAGAAGAACACTCTAAAGTTACCTAAGTATCTTTGGCCCTTCGCGTGAAGATACCCAAAAGAACTTAGCCCTTAATGAAGTATTCCCTTCTGTTTCGTTCCGACACTAGTGGCGTAGTTCAACAACAGTTGAGCAAACCACAAAATTTTAGTGTCGATTTAACTTAACATCTATAGGAGATGCATTATGGCTTTTCAAAAAGCGTCGGGCTATACCAACCTACCTAATGGTAACTTTAGTCCTGTAATTTATTCCCAAAAAGTCCAAAAGGCTTTCAGGAATACATCAGTGGTGGAGGACATCACAAACACTGATTATATGGGTGAGATCGCTTCTTATGGCGATAGCGTCAAGATAATCAAAGAACCAGAAATCACAGTTTCTGATTATGCCCGTGGCACAGCAGTTGCGGCGCAGGATCTGAGCGATGCTGATTTCTCACTGATCATCGATCAGGCGAACTACTACATGTTCAAGATCGACGATATCGAAGCCGCACACAGCCATGTTAATTTCATGGACTTGGCGACTGACCGTGCCGCATTTAAACTGCGTGACACTTACGACCAAGAAGTATTAGGTTACTTGTCTGGTTTTGAGCGTAACTCTGGTGGTACTGCATGGATTGCACGTTCTGCCGCTAACGGTACTAAGGCTGACTCAGCCGCTGGTGCTGACGAACTGTTGCTTGCTAACAAGTTGGACATCACTGATTTCGGTGGTTCTGATCTTGGTGGTTCAGCAGACGGCAACACTCACGCTTTAACTTCTATCCCTCTCGCCGCTGGCGGCGGTGCTGGTGCAATCACTAGCCCTCTCGCAGTTCTTAACAGAATGGCGCGTAAGATGGACGAAGCTAACGTGGACTCAGCAGATCGTTGGTTCGTTGCAGACCCAGTGTTCTATGAGCTATTGATGGATGAAAACTCTAAGTTCGTTGACGCCGCCTTTGGCGGGGGCGAAGAGCTTCGCAATGGTCGTGTTGGTAACGGTCTTATCCGTGGCTTTAAAGTGTACAAGTCTAACAACTTGCCATACTTCGGAACTGGTGCAGGAACTTCTGCTTCAGCCGGTTCAGAAGAGAACTTTGGTGTAGTTGTAGCTGGACACCAGTCTTGCGTAGCTACTGCACAGCAGTTGGCTAAGACTGAAAGCTACCGTGATACAGGTTCATTCGCGGATATCGTTCGTGGTATGCAATTGTATGGTCGTAAGATCCTTCGTCCTGAAGGTCTAATGACTGCGCATTACAACTTAGCGTAACCATTTAAGGGGTAGCCTTCTTCGGAGGGTTACCCCTTTTTTATCTAAATTTAGAGTAATTTAACCAATGCCATCTACTTATCTTGACCTCACTAACAAACTGCTTCGTAAGATTAACGAAGTAGAAATATCTGAGGCAGACTTCTCCAACACGCGAGGTGTGCAAACCCTTGCTAAGGATGCTATTGCAGATGCTATTGGTCAGATTAACCAAGCTGAATACGAGTGGCCGTTTAACGCCGCTCAACACACACAAGTTTTATTGGTCGGGCAGGAAGAGTATTCTTGGCCTGAGTACTTCAAGGTTGTTGATTGGAATAGTTTCCAGATCCAAAAGAATGAATCTCTTGGTGTAGAGCATAAGATGCTGGAGTTCATGGATCGTGATGTCTACTACAAGAAACACAAAAGTAATGATGATGACGCTGGGGTAGTCGGTATTAGATGCCCGGAGTATGTAGCTCCCTCTCACGGTAATGGCTATATTGTAAGCCCCTCACCAGACAAGCAATACAACATCCAGTTTAAGTACTACATGAACAACGTAGGCTTAACTAATTTCTCTGATCAAACCCGTATTCCAAATTCATATGATAACGTGATTATCGATGGTGCTTTGTACTACATGTACATGTTCAGAGATAACCCGGAAGCCGCTGGCGTATCCATACAGGTGTTCCAGCAAGGCATTAAAAACATGCAGGGTATTTTCATTAACAAATACGAGCGAGTTTACGACACACGGGTTTCTAGAAATTCTAAAATGAGCCCTGAATATATAGGTCTCTAACATGGCAGATCGCGTACAGTCCTACAAAGTCATATGCGGCGGTGGTCTTAACAGTAACGAAAATCATCTTGATTTGAGTGAAAATAGCCCCGGGGCCGCAACGAGATTAGTTAATTATGAAGTTAGCCTATTTGGGGGATACCGTCGTATTGAGGGCTTTACTCCTTATAATGCTAACGCCAATCATCAAGAAGTAGATCCAGCAAATACTGAAGGTAAAATCTTATCAGTATCGATCCACAAAGATGACAATACAGATTCTACAATTGTTATTGTATCTAGGAAGGTAAAGAAGTTTACCTACACTGCTACAGCAGGACAGACAGTTTTTTCTGGGGCGGATTCAAACTCCAGAACACTAGCTAACAATAACACCGCTAACACAATAATTAAAAAGACTAGCGGGGGTACTACTACTACACTGACGGGGGCAACTCTCGACGCTACTAGTGTGACATTATCTTCTGGTGTTTTAGCCGGGGACATAATCGAGGTAGATACGAGTGAATACAAGTTTTACCGATATGTACCTTTTGCGGCGTGGGCACCATACACCACCGGGATTACCCACAAGTTTAAAGATGGTGTCCGACAAGTTAAGAAGCTACGTCATGTCAGTTTTAACTTTGGTGATGGTAACAAGATTTGTTTTGTAGACGGCGTTAACAACGCTATCGTTTTCGACGGAACTAACTGGAAGGCAATTAATCCTTCTAACTCCGGGGGAAATTCAAGTCCCGGAGGAAACCAAGCACTAGTAAGACCCGAACTAGTAGACGCATTTGAGAACCATTTGTTCTTAGGCGGAGACAGAGTAGCCCAAGCAACGATTGCTTATTCGGCCCCACTAGATCCATTGACGTTTACTGCCGCCGCTGGCGCTGGGCAGTTAGCAATTGGTTTTGACGTAGTACAGTTTAAACCCTTCCGTGGTGACTTATTTGTTTTCGGTACCAACGGTATTAAGAAAGTTTCCCCCGACGTAACAGCCGGGTTTGTTCTAGACCAGATCACAACCAACGTAGGTTGTATTGCGAGAGATTCGGTGTTGGAGTTAGGGGGTGATCTTGTCTTTCTAGCACCTGATGGATTACGGCCGGTAGCCGGTACAAGTAGAATTGGTGACGTTGAGCTAGAGACTATCTCTAAACCAATACAGCAATTACTTACTGCACTACCGCAGGATTACGATCTAGAAACACTTAACGGAGTAGTCATCCGAAGTAAGTCTCAGTTGAGATACTTTGTTGGAGATGACGATATATTCACTCAAGACAGCTTCGGCATCATCGGCGGTCTTAGGTCAGCAGACCAACGACTAGGATGGGAGTTTGGTGAATTAGTTGGTATCCGGGCGAGTTGTTGTGACTCCGCTTATGTAGGATCCAGCGAACTGATTTTACACGGAGACTATAACGGGAAAGTCTACCAGCAGGAAAAGACTAACCAGTTCGACGGCCAAGATATCCTAGCCGTGTACGCAACCCCGTTTTTTGATTACGGCGACACCGAGGTCAAAAAGACCATGCGTAAAGCCAATACATTTATTCGTGCTGAAGGCCCACTCACTCTGAACATGGCTGTGACTTACGATTGGGAAGATCCCAATACAGCAAAGCCTAGTTCCTATTCACAAGAATCGTCGGGCGCACCAGTACGATATAAAGGGAAAAACATTAATTATGCCGGTACAAATATTAACTATGGGGGCACCGAGAAGCCCATCATTACAACAAGCCTACAAGGCTCAGGGTACGCTACTCAGCTTACCTTCGTTACTTTGGGGAATTTTAACCCTTACAGCATCCAAGGTATTGTTTTTGAATTTAGCATCGCAGGGAGACGTTAATGGCTGGATATACTAGACAATCAGTCGCGGACATTATCAACGGTGCTAATATTACTGCACCACCACTTAATGCAGAATTTAACCAGATTCTAGCCGCTTTCAACTCATCAACAGGACACTCACACGATGGCTCTACAGGGAATGCACCCAAGATACCGCTTACTACCTCCGTATCTGGTTATCTTCCTGTGGTTCACGGTGGTGTTGGCGGACGTAACAACACGACTGCCACGTCCGATCCCTCAGCAACCGATGATAACACTCAGGGCTATGCACCCGGCTCGTTGTGGATCAACGCCTCCACGGGTTATACCCACCTATGTTTATACAACACGACTAACAATGCTAATTGGGTAACATTAGTTGCCGCTAGTTTCGGCACAGGTATTATTGCACCGAAAGTCACGAATACCGTGGACATCGGTACAGCCACATTACAGTTTAAAGATGTTTATGTAGATGGAGTCGGCTATATCGATGACATCAACGCAGAGACTATGTCCAGCACAGGTAATACTGATGTTGGCGGCGCTCTTGCTGTTACAGGCAACGCAACAGTAGGCGGTACTCTAGGCGTAACAGGCAACAGTACATTAGCTTCACTAGGCGTAACGACTACTCTTACAGTAGGCGGTAGCGTAGGTATTACTGGTAACACAATCATGTCCGGTAACCTCACGGTTAACGGCAATACTACAATTGGTAATGCGGCCTCTGACACTGTAACAGTTACAGCAGACGTAGCATCTCACCTTATTCCTTCAGCAGACTCTACTTACGATCTCGGTGCAACCGGGTCGGAGTGGCGTGATCTGTATATCGATGGCACAGCGAACATTGACTCGCTTGTAGCAGACACAGCGGATATTAACGCTGGTAGCGTAGACGGCACTACAGTTGGTGCGGGTACACCCGCGTCTGGTAGTTTTGCAGGGCTTACAGCTACAGGTACAGTTAACTTCTCTGGTGCTACAGTATCTAATCTAGGTGCAGTATCTACAGCCGATATTAACGGCGGTACAGTAGATGGTGTTACTTTAGGTACCAACAGCGCAGTAACAGAAGCACAGATCGACAATATCAATATCAACGGTAATGCGATCACTAGCACTAACTCAAACGGAAACATCGACCTTACTCCAGCAGGATCAGGCGAAGTTAACATTAGCAAAGTAGACATCAACGGTGGTGCTATTGACGGTACTACTATCGGTAGTTCTTCTGCTTCTAGTGGTGCATTCACAACAGTTTCAACATCAGGCCAAGCAACGCTTGCTACAGTAGACATTAACGGCGGTACAATCGACGGTACGGCTATAGGAAGCACAACTGAGGCTTCTGGTGCCTTTACTACATTAACGTCCTCTGGAGGCATTACAGGCTCTTTATCGGGCAATGTATCTGGTAACGTCACAGGTAATGTTACAGGTAACGTAACTGGAGATATCACTGGAGATGTAACGGGTGACGTTACAGGTAATATCACAGCTAGTT